TTTGCGTCCGTATCGAAATAGGCGAGTCCTTGGGTGTTCGTAGGTTCTCGGGTTGGAGGCTCGGACATCGCGTTAACCGCCGCAATCAAATCGGCAAACCGATGGAAACCGTGCCGGGTCTTCAGCACACCGTTCTTCTCCGCGTCCAGGTCTTTGAGAGATTCCGCCTGGCTCTCGTTGAGGAGGTTCTCGCGGAAGTTGCTTATCTGCCCACCAACGAAACTCGCTTGACGGTCGTACTGAACCGCATCGTCGAGTCCATCGTTATAGTAGACAGGCATAATTTAGAAACCAAAGTCATCTCGAGTATAGCCCATGCCGAACACATCCGGGATGAGTCTGACTTCCTTCGCACTCTGGTTGTTCTCCTGGTCACGCGCCACCTGCATCAGCGAGTTGGCCTGCTGAATCTCAAGCTGCGCCTTGCCGAATTGCCTCGACCGTTTCAACATGTCGCCGGTCGCAAAGTGAATCAGCACGTTGTCGATCCCGCTGACCATCGGGGTGTCGTAATCGCTGACCATCGGGCGAATCTTCTTCTTGCCCAACACATACAAATTGACCGGGCTACTCGCATCGTACTTCGGTCGGTCGAAAAACTTTACTCGCTGAAACTTGCTGACGTTCTCCCACTCAGGCCAAAAGAAATAGTCGCTTGTAACCGATGGATTCCGCACCTGCACATATCCGGTGGTCGTTTCCTTCGAGAGACTGTGAATTGCCGACCATGAGTTGCTCGTCTGGACGCTGCTCGCCAGTGTCACGGTCTCTTTCTGCAACGTCAGTTCCTGTCCCGATAATTCGCCAACAATCGTGATCTGCTTACCGTTGTCCGAACTGTCCGAGGACAAAAACTCAATAGCACCGTAAGCAGGATCAAAATTGATGCCTGAGCTGTCAATAACGCTAAACTGAGCAGAGTCCGCATCGGTCTTGAAGCTGTCCGGGTTGGTCATGAACTGCGTGATCAACTGGGTCGGCAACAGGTTCGCCTGGTTGTAACTCACGCCAAGAATCGTCTCGAATTGTTGCGGACAAACCATCTCGTCCGCCCAGGAGTCCGCAATCGCGGTGGCTTTTGCCCCGGTTCCCGCACCCCCGGTAAACGTCACGGTCGGCGCGGAGGTGTAATTGATCCCCGGGTTCTGGATGTAAATTTTTGTAACCGCTCCTCCGCCAATCTCACAATCAGCAGAAGCACTGCTGCCACCACCGCCAGTAAAGCCAATCGCAGGTGTGGAGGTGTATCCCGATCCGCCATTATCGAGGATGATTTGGGTTAGCCGACCGTCGAACGGCAGCGTGGTCTGCTCAACGTCCAACGTCTCACGCCACAACGCCGAGTTGATGACGTTCTCATGGTGCTGACGGATGAACTCTTTGCACCTGGCCTTGGATGTGTCATCCGTTTTGTTGACCAGATTGCAGACATACGTTGCGATGTCGGTGAGCGTCATGCGAAAATAACCAAATTGATCTGAGCGGGATTTTTTAGCCCACCAGCATAATCTCTAAACTGAACAGTAAAAGATGAACTTGTGTCGCCAGTTACTTCACAAACGCAAGCCTTCGGGGTGCTTCCGTCTATATAGTGAGCGTTTACAATTATGCAGTAATCTGTCACTGAGGTGTCCAAGTCCGTTGTGATCGGAAAAGTCACCAAACCCCGATTGCTCGCAAAGCTATATGTCGGAGCGTCCAAGTTGAAACTAGCGTTAACGGTCAGCGTCCCGGTGTCATCGGTGCCTGTTTTATTATAGGTCAACTTCGCCCAGCCTTTCGCCAGCATCGATCCGCTCTGATTGACCGTAATGACATCAGCGGCCACCGTCCCGGCAGTGCTTGGGTCTATCGCCCGTTCCTGGGTCGCCAAGCGAACCACCCCGCTGGTCGTGGTCAAAGCGGGAAGCGTCTGCATCATGTCGGTGACAGTCGCCTTCCCGAGTTTGTTCCCGGAACCGTCCGCATCGTAAACGAGGACAGTGTCGTTTGCCGGTACCACCGTGACGGTGGACTTGCCGCTGATCAGCGTGTCGGCAGCCCGAATCAGCGTTGCCGCCGAATCGGTCGCATCCATCTCCAGGTCGGTGGTGAAACTAATTGCATTGATCGAGTCGGTTGTACCGGCAAGCAACTTGTTTCCACCTAGCGAGACATCGGTCGGGTTGGCACCCGCGTTGGTCGCGTTCGCCTTGACCGTCCGCGCACCCATGTCGTTCAGCTTGCTGTTATGAACCGCGTCATCCACCAACTGATCGGTGTCCACCGACCCGGTCGCCATCTTGGCAAGCGTCACATTCGCATTGAGTATCTTTGCCGTGGTAACGGCATCCGCATCAATCGAACAATTCGCAACGATATTGTTCAGCTTGGCGGCAGTAACCGTGTCACCGTCACTGAACGTCTGGGTGGTGGTCAAACCTGCCATCTATGCCTCCTAGCTCGTCTTCTTAACGACTTTCTTCTTCGGGGCGGGGGTGATGCTGCTCGCCGCGTCAACTGCCGCCTCAGCGGCATTCTGGGACTTGGAAACCCCGTGACGCAGGAAGATCGCAAGAATAGCCGTCACCCCGATCTGGAGTCCCTCGGCAATCGTTGCCTCGCCGGTCGCTACTGCCGCCGCCGCCCCAACAAGCGATGTGACGGCAGCCCAAACTGTTTTGCTTTTTAACATGTTATTCTTCGTGTACTGATTTTTCAATTGCGCCCAGCTTTAGCTCGGCCTGCTTGCCCCCCGCTTTAACGGTTAGCGTGGGGAACGGTAAATCGATGGAGAGATACGGAATCTTGACGTTCAACCCGTCCGGGCTGACCCCCGCATCGGGAAGTACCCCGGCTTTTGCTCCCACGCAAAGCGATGGCATCGCCCACTTGATCGTTTGGCCAAATAACGTGATGCTCGGCTTGGGCTTCCAACCCGCACCAAACAGATCCCCCGCGTTAACGCTCGACGCTGCGAACAGCAACGCCCCGACTAACAGTAATTTCTTCTTCATCGTTTGCCTTTGTACAAATCCGCGCACTTTTTGCTGATGTACAACAACGACATCAGCGAGATGAAAAACTTCAGCAAGATGTCCATCTGCACCAACCAGTTGCCGATCCCCGTGATCGAGGCGACCGCAACTTTCACATCGTCCACCCATGTCATCATCGATTCCTGCTCATCGGCATCAACTGCGGATAAGATGCTGGCGCGGCGTGAACAACATTGGTCACCGAACCGAAAAACCCGCCACTCTCCTGGTCAGGATGCGCGGGATAATATTCCGCCTCAAATCCCGTCAGCGATATGTCGATTTCTTTCAAATTCTTACACCCCGAGCCAACCAGGATCGCGAACAAACCCAAACCCACAACTGTCGCCAACCTAATCATCTCGCTCCCGCCGAACCGGCTTCTTCGGGTTGATTCCCATGCACTTGTAGAGCGAAGCAACCTCGCATCGCAACTGGGCGACTTCTTTCGCGAGTTTGTTCGTCTCTTTGTCATGTCCGTTCAACCGATCAATTAGCTTGACGATGATCTCGTATAAATTCTTGACCTCCTGGGAAAGATTGCGAAGGACGTAAAAAACGATCTTGTAGCCAAACACCCCCGCCGCCGCCGCTGCGACCACCGGGAAGCCCAGCGTCTGGATCAAATTGACGGTATCGGTTCCCAATCATCCCACCCAATCCCGCCGATCACTCGGCAGCTTCTTCTTCAGCCGGTTCCTCAGCCACAACAACCGTCTCATCGCGCTCAAGCCCAAGCTGCTGAAGCGCGAGGTTGCCGATATAGGTGGCATCGGTTTCTCCCGGTGTTTTGCCCCAGTTCGTCCAAGCCGCTCCGTCAACGCGCAACAGCGTCGAGACGAGCGGGTTATTGCCCCACACCTCGTTGCCTTCTGCATCGGTGAACTTGCCCCAGCCCACAACGCTAAAAGTCATATTGAACTCTGCCGCGCTATTGAGCGAGATGGCTACCTTCGAGACATTCAGCCCCGCCGTCGGTTTTGTGTTAATTTCAATCATTGTTCCAAATTATTCTGCCGTGTCCTTCCACGCTACCTTATCAACGACCGTTTCAGCGCGGACAACAACCGTTTCACTTGATTCCTCAACCGCCTCAACCGCTGGCGTAACCTCATATTCTTCTGTCTCCTCGACGGTGTGCGTCCCAATCTCCTCGCCCGCTTCATTGAACAGCGGCACTTCCTTCGTCACCGGCACTTGCTTGGTGACAGTCTCCTTGACCTCCCGCTGCACCATCTTGCCATCGACTTCCTCGATGACCGTCTTGGAAACTTCCTCATCGACCTCGGTCATCTTGGGGCGCGTTCCCATCACGGCATCAGCGGCGGGAACGGCTGGCGTCACGATTGTCTCGGTGATTTCAGCGTTCTTGCAACCGGCGGCAATCCACTTCTCCCAATCCTCCAAGCTGCTATTGTAGCAGTCCGCGCCTTCATACATATTGCGAAGCAGTTCGCGCTTGTACCAATCTTCACGACCATCGACGTAAGATTGTAAATCATCGCCTTCCAAGTCTTTCGGAACGCTGTGGGTGAAAACGCAGTTGTCTCCATCGGCTGCAACTTGTACCGAGATGATTTGGTAATCTTTGCCGCCGACTTGTTTTGTGTCTGTGATTGTTAATGCCATTACATTTGCACTCCTAGAAATGTTAATTTCAATTCGCTAAAGTTTTGATTTTTCCCAACTCGATACTCGCCGTCTGAATTTAGCTTTACCCACCCAGAACAAGTGATGCGATTGCCAACGACATTGCCGTAAGTTCGCAAACCAGTTGCCCAAGTTGGGTCATAAATTTGCAGATACGCCTCGTAACTCCCAACCGCATCGGGTGAACCTATCAAGTTGACATTAAGCGCCTTCGCGCCTTTCGGTATTCTGCCAAGTGATTCAGCTTCGGAATTAAATGTTGTGTTTGATGTTAGCGTTCCCGAATCGGCATACGAGACAGAATCATAATCGACTTCATTCCAAACAATCTCGCCCTGCGGTCGCGAATAGTTGCCTTCGCCAATCGCGCTGCCGAATACCAGCATCGGTTGGCTGAAATATGCAGTCTGACCGCTAACGAGT